CGGGAGTAAGCAATGAGTTGGGACCAGCTCCTCGATATCTTCAAGGTCGATGTCGAGGAGCGTCGGCAAGAAGCTGACCAACCGCCGGTGTCGTGTCCCAACGATGGGTATCCGTTGGAGCAGGGCCCAGCGGGTACTTTGCACTGCCCGTTTGACGGGTGGACTTACCCCGACCATTTCCAGATGGTATAATCATCGGGAACCCCACAATTACATATCTCCTATGTCATCGCGTCGAGGCGCGACGGCCAAGAAAGCAAGGGTACAGACATGGGTATCTGGTACGCCACCAGGGAAGATATCAAGTCTGCCCTGGACATCATGGAGACCGCGAGAAATGATTCGCAGGTCGATCGTGCGTTGGAGAACTCCTCCCGTTCGGTTGAGGGGCTGACGCACCGACGGTTCTACCCTGAGCTGGCCACGCGCAAGTTCGACTGGCCCAATTCTCAATACGCCCGCGCCTACCGCCTGTGGCTCGAGGCCAACGAGCTCATCAGCGCCACGACCGTGGTCTCGGGTGGTGTGACCCTCACCGACTACTTCCTGCGTCGTGCAGACGACCGCGACGAGCCACCGTACACGTATGTGGAGCTTGACCTCAGCACCAATGCCGCGTTCTCGTCAGGTAGCACGCACCAGCGCTCGCTCTCGATCCTCGGCCTGTACGGCTACAAGAATGACACCACGCCTGCCGGTGCTGTGGCCGAGGCTGTTGACAGCTCTGAGACCGCTATCGACGTATCCGACTCCGCGCTGGTAGGTGTGGGCAGTCTGCTCACTTGTGAGTCTGAGCGCATGGTCGTTACCGGTAAGTCTCAGCTCCTGGTGACTACGATCACTGGCTCTAGCCTGACCGCCGTCAACTCGGATGTGACGATCGGTGTTACTAGCGGGCCGGCCTTCCACACCGGCGAAATCATCACTGTCGACGCGGAGCGTATGCGCGTCGTAGACGTCGTAGGCAATAATCTGGTGGTGAAACGTGCCTGGGACGGTTCCGTGCTCGCTACGCACGCTACAGGGGCCTCTATATACGCTCCACGCACGCTCACCGTCGTGCGCGCGTCACTTGGGACGACGGCCGCTACGCACGCAGACACTACGGCGCTTGTTCGCCAGGTATACCCGGGCCCAGTGGTGTCACTGACTGTAGCCTACGCGCTGAACGAGCTGCTTCAGGAATCTTCGGGCTACGCTCGTGTCGCAGGCTCTGGCGAGAACGCTAAGGAGTTCACGGGCCGGGGCATTGCGGCGCTGGAGACTGACTGCATGCGTGCGGTTGGCCGCCAGGCGCGGAGCGGGGCGATCTGATGATTGAGGTTCACGAGACTGGGCCGTTCTTCAACGGCGACGCTGAGAGGGCTGCACATGACTTCTGTGATGCGTTGGCTACAGAGGTGGCAGATAGAGGCGTAACAGAGGTGAAGCAGGTTCTCCACTCTGTCCTGCGTCACCCCACGGGGTACTACGAGTCGCGAGTCCAGGTAGAGATGGTCAACGGTGGGCCCGCGGTGACTGATGGCGGTGTCATTTACGGGCCGTGGCTTGAGGGAGTATCTAGCCGGAACAACTCGACGCGGTTCAAGGGCTACGCAGCGTTCCGTAGGGCGAAGCAAGCGCTGGAGGCCAAGATCCCAGACATCGCTGAGCAGGTTATGCCTACGTACATCGACAGGATGAACTGATGGACATCACCGGAATCCTCGCGCGGATCGTCTCGCATGCTCAGACACTGGGCGTCTTCGAGCGTGTTAACCAGCACGAGCCGAAGAACTCGCCGGGAACGGGCATCACGTGTGCCATCTGGGCGCAGGCCATCGGTCCATATCCCGCTGGTAGCTCGATCGTGTCTACCACTGGACGTATCGTGTTCAACGTCCGGCTGTACACGTCGATGCTGATGGAGCCGCAGGACGCGATTGACCCCGGGCTGGTAACGGCTTGTGATCTGCTGATGACCGCATACTCAGGTGACTTCGAGCTTGGTGGCACCGTCAAGAACATCGACCTGCTGGGTGAGTCCGGGACTCCGCTCTCAGCTACGGCTGGTTACATCAACATCGACAACAAGAACTACCGCGTCATTACGATCTTGCTTCCGCTGATCGTCAACGACATCTGGGCTCAGGCTGCGTAGGGAGGAACACAATGTCCAAGACCTCGGGCCTGGGCGATAACCTGCTTGTGGGTGGGTACAACGTCTCAGGCGACATCGGGAGCCTCGAGGAGATCCACGGGGGCCACGAGCCATGGGAATCCACAGGGATCGACAAGTACGCCAAGGAACGGCTCGCGTTGCTGCGTGACGGGGGCCTCAAGTACACGGCTTACTTCAACCCTGCTTCCTCACAGGCTCACGTCGCGTTGTCACCGTTGCCCACGGCTGATGTCGTCACGTCTTACCTGCGCGGTACGTTGCTCGGCGACGCGTCGGCTTGCCTCATCGGTAAGCAGCTGAACTATGACCCCAAGCGGGGTAAGGACGGGTCGCTGGTCTTCGAGGTTGAGGCTGTCGCCAACGCCTATGGCCTCGAGTGGGGAACCCAGCTCACAGCTGGTGTGCGCACGGACACTACTGCTACCAACGGCACCAGCTACGACTTCTTGGCATCAACGTCGTTCGGGTGGCAGGCCTACCTACAGGTGACCGCATTCACCGGTACTGACGTGACGATCACGCTGCAGGACTCGGCTAATAACTCAGCCTTCTCTGACATCAGTGGCGGCGCGTTCACTCAGATCACTGCGGCGCCGGCAAGCCAGCGTCTGCAGGCGTCATCGGCGACGGCCACTGTGCGCCAGTACGTCCGCGCGATCACGTCAACCTCGGGGGGCTTCACCTCCGTGTCCTTCGCGGTTACCTTCGTCAAGAACTACGTTTCAGGGGTGACGTTCTGATGCTGAACCACATGCCGCCGGTAGGACCGGTGCAAGCGTACAAGACGTATGCGGTGCACTCTCCGCTCCAGTCTCACTTCAAGGAAGTTCCGTGTCAGTCCGTGGACTGTGACGCTTACGCTCATGGCTGGATCACGATGGTTGATGTTGCCACGGAGCTTGGACGTCAGCAGGCCGGCTATATCAGGAACCACTCGGGGCGCTCATTCGTCGTCAGTGAGCTCGGCACGATGGTGACGTTCACGTTCCCAGCTGGGCAGCAGTGCTTCCAGACTCACCGTGTCGCGCTCGAGCGTGAGCCGATCTGCTCTGTTCGAGGTGGTGACTGGCGTGCTGTGACCACACCCCCCCGGCAGATGCGTACTGATGACTGGGTAGATGATTTCGCAAACCACCAAGACCGGCTTAAGACCCGGGTAGAGAGAGGATAAAGGAGATGGCCAAGCAGACTGGTCTCGCGTGGACCACGCTGACCGTTGAGGACGCGGACGGCTCGACCGCCCGGGACATTCGCAACGACGTGACGGACTTCGAGTTCGCCACCCCGCGCGAGACGCAGGACGTGACCGGCATCGACAAGTCGGCGATGGAGCGACTGCTCCTGCTGGCGGACTTCTCAATCAAGATGCACGGCGTCTGCAACTTCGGTGCTGTTCCGTCGGCCACTGCGCATGGCGTGTTCGCCACGGTGCCGTCCACCAGCGTTCAGCGGACCACTGTCATCGGCATCGGCGGCAAGTCCCTGACCAATCAGGTGCTGTACACGGACTACGCGATCAAGCGCGACAAGAACGGCGAGCTCACGTACGACGTTCCTGGCGTGCTGGCCGACGGCACTGTTCCGACCTGGGCGTAAGCCCAACAACGCAAAGAAGGGATTGCGATGGGACAGGGGTACCAGCGCAAGAAGAAGATCTACAAGCTCATCTTCGCCGACGAGGAGATGAATGGGCTTGAGGTCAGGTGTCACTCAATCTCCATCGAGACGATGCTCGAGCTGACGGCTCTCGCCGGACTGGCCGGCAAAGCGCTGAGCGAGTTCACGACGGACGATTACGACTCGGTGAACACCGTGTTCGAGGCGTTCTCCGGTGCGCTCGTGTCGTGGAACCTCGAGGACGAGGACGGCAACCCGGTACCGGCCACGCTGGAGGGAGTCAAGACGCAAGACCTTGACTTCATCGATGTCATCATCAAGGCGTGGATGGAAAGGGTAGCCGGCATCAGTGACCCTTTGGCTCGCAACTCGACCGCTGGACAGCGGTCCCTGGAGGCGTCGATTCCGATGGTAACGTCGTCACCAAGCCAGCTGAGCTCTCCGAGGCTGAACTCATCATCGGAATCTGCGAACGATTCCACTGTCTTCCCAGCCAACTGAAGCAAGAGGATGTTCACTTCTTGCAGCTGCTAGCGATTGAAAGGAGGTGTCACCCAGATGAGCGGGAATGAAGTTGAGATCGTAGTCTCAACTAAGGACAACACTGGAGACGGCTTCAAGAACGCCACTCAGTCCGCTGACAAGTACGGCGAAGGTCTGGGCCGGGTCGGCGAGAAGGTTGACGCCTCTGAGCAGAAGATCATGGGCATGAAGGACACGGTAGACGGTGTCGCCACGATCATGGCCGGGCCCGGGGAGCAGGGAATCGCTGCCTATCTCCAGGGCTGGGCAGACCTGGCCTCGGGTATTGCCAACTTCGTGATTCCGGCGCTCACGAACTTTACCAAGGCCGCGGCGATCTCCACCGCTACTAAGGTAAAGGACATCGCGGTGTCCGTGGCGTCCAAGGCGGCGATGGTTGCTACCGCGGTGGCCACTGGCGTATGGACGGCCGCACAGTGGCTGTTGAACGTAGCCCTCACGGCCAACCCGATCGGCCTCGTCATCGTGGCCATCGGCGCCCTGATCGCCATCGTAGTGCTTGTGGCTAAGAAGACGACATTCTTCCAGGACACGTGGAAGGTTGTCTGGAACTTCATGAAGCAGGTCGGTGCGTGGTTCGCCGGTCCCTTCGTGAACTTCTTCAAGACAGCCTGGAACTTCCTGACCGCCAGCGTCGGCACCGTTGTGGCCAAGGTAAAGACAGCCTTCACAGACTTCATCAACTTCTTCAAATCTATCCCCGGCCGGATCAGTTCGATCGCCAAGGGCATGTGGAACGGGATCACCAACTCCTTCCGCTCAGCCATCAACTTCCTGATCTCGGGATGGAACGCACTAGACTTCGGCGTTCACATCCACATCCCATCATGGGTGCCGGGCATCGGCGGCAAGGGCTTCGACATTAACGACATCATCCCCGACATCCCAATGCTCGCATCGGGTGGTGTGGTCAAGGCACGTCCCGGTGGAACGCTCGTGGTTGCCGGCGAGGGTGGGCGTGACGAGGCGATCGTACCACTGGGCGGAAGCGGTGTCGGCGGCGTTGGCGGGGTAACTGTGAACTTGTACGTGTCCGGCTCGATCCTGAGCGAACGTCAGCTGGTGAAGATTATCCGTGACGAGTTCGTCAACGGCGGATTCAGAGGAGCACTTGCATCATGAGTCTAGTCGTTGTGAACCAGGCTGAGGAGCACTTCCTCGATCTGATACTTGCCGTCAACTACACGCTGCGTCTGTTTAAGAACGACGCGACGCTAGGGCTCACGCAGATACAGATCGACGCGTTGACTGAAGCGGCGTTCACTGAAGCTGACTTTGCGGGGTACTCCGGTGCCTCACTCACCGGGGGCTCCTGGACGTCCACAGCGGGCGATCCGGGCACCGGCGTATACGCGACACAAACGTTTACGCGATCGTCCACAGGGACCGCTCAGAGCGTCTACGGGTACTACGTGACGAGGACGTCGGATGGTGCGTTGGAATGGTTTGAGTACTTCACCGTTCCACTGGTCATTGAGTTCATCAACGAGTTCATCACGGTGACTCCTCGCATCACCTTGAGCGACGAGGAGGACTGATGGGGTTTCCAACAGTCACTAGTATCACTGACACTCTTGTCAATGGTAATTCAACAACTCATAATGTGAACATGCCTGCAGCAGTAACTGTGGGGGAGCTTTTACTTGTTCTTTTTGCTCTTGAGTGTAATGCAGCTGATAATACGCTTACTACCCCCGGAGGCTGGACCCTTCTCTGGTCGTCAACGAACGATGCAGCGGCGACTGTTAGGGGTGCGGGTTATGCAAAGGTAGCCGTAGGTACAGAGGGTGGTACGACGGTTAACTTTGTGAGTAGCGTGGCTACGTCAGCTGCAGCACAATGCTACAGAATTGCTGATTGGTTCGGCGTCATTGCGACAGGAATTGCAGTTGGTACGGAGGCGGTAAGTACAGGAACCAGTACCCCCAACCCGCCCAGTTTAACACCCCCTTGGGGTGCCCTCGATACACTTTGGATTGCTACCTATTCAGCGGGTGACGACGGCGAGACTATGTCTAGCCCGCCGACGAATTATGGTAACCAGCAGGATACCGTAACTACCGGCGGTGTTGATGAGTCAGCTGAGGTCGGTAGTGCTCGTCGTACGTTGAATGCTAGCTCTGAGAACCCGGGTACGTTTACACTGTCTGCAAGTGAAGGTACAGTAGCTCAGACTATTGCCATTAGACCGCACGTAGGACTACCGGTCTTCCAGCGTGTACCAAACCGTATTTGGAGAGGAAGGAGACGCTAATGGGCGTCAAGATCTACACCGTGCCGTGGACCGGCACTGTCACCAACGCAGGGGGCAACACCGACCTGTGGGAGATCCTGCCCGGAGACGACCTGCCCTGCAAGATTCGCGGATTCCGTCTGGGGCAGACCTCGGAACTGGGAGACACTGCTGAGGAATCCTTGCGCATTACCGTGCGACGCATGCGTGCGACGGTCACGTCAGGCTCCGGTGGCTCCGCGGGTGCGCCCGAGCAGGTTGACCTGTCGAACCAGGCGCCTACGTTCGCCAGTGAGACCAACAACACCACCGTGGCCACGACCTCCGGTGACTCTGAGATCATCGAGGAGATGGCCTGGAACATTAGGTCCTCCCCGTTCGAAGTGTGGTACCCGGACCCTGACTTCGCCCCGAAGTGCATCCAGGGTGAGGCACTGCTGATCCGGTGTGAGTCCACCGTCGCCGACGACATCACCTTCTGTGGCACCATCTGGATCGAAGAGGGTTAAGCCATGCCCAACTCGACTGTTGCCAAGACCACCTTCCGCAAGCGCGGTCAGTGGCCTTTCCTTCTCTCCAGTGGCCTTCAGGTAGGAACAGCCACTGGGTCTGGTGGCGTACTCATCGGAGGATCGGCAACAGTCGCGTATGGGGGTGGCGGTCAGGTCCTTTCTGATGTAGTAGTCGAGTGGGACTTCGACAATGATGGCGACTTCGACGCGCCTGAAGAGGACATCACCGAGTTCGTGCTCGGCGCTGAGACGTTCGCCGGCAGGGACTGGCCCTCGCTGCTTACCGGTAAGGCGGCCCCGGGTAAGTTCAAGGCCACGCTGAATAACACGGATGACAGGTTCTCGTACTTCAACGTGGATTCTCCACTCAATGCGGGATCGATGTCGCTGAAGACAGGGCGTAAGCTCCGCGTCCGTACTGCCTCGGCCGTAGCGGCTGACCCGGCCGTACTAGCGAAGGACAGGTTCAACCGCGCGGACGGCGCGCTGGGAACGTCAGAGACTGGACTTGTGTGGTCTGATCCTACAGCACATGACTTCCTGATTGCCGACTTCCGTGCGGTGGCGTCCGATGACAACTTTACCCACATCGGTGTGCTGGACGTCAGCGCCACTGACTACTATGCACAGGTGGCCGTAGCCACCCCTGGTAATGCCTCCAACAAGGCTGGTCTGGTGTACCGCTACCAGGACACCACTAACTACAGCCTCGCCTATGTGGACGTGAGCATGGGCACGTTCAGTCTGGTCGATGTGGTGGCTGGTGTGACTACAACCGTTGCCTCCATGAACGCTGAGGTGTACGGTGGGATCATCGTAGGCGTGCTTGTGGAGGGTGCGGTTGTCACCGGCTACCTCGAGGGCGTGCCCCTTCTTACCGGCGTGGCTATCCAGACTGATGAGGCCGAGGTCGGCATCTACGCATATCACGCCACAGGTGAAGATGACGTAGAGCTAGACAACTTCAGTGTCTGGGATATGGTACCCTCAGAGGTAGAAGGTATCTTGTGGACCGGTGATGTATCCGAGCTGGTAGCCTCAGTTTCTGCCGGCCCGCTGAAGCGAGTAGAACTCTCTGGTGAGGGCTGGCTATCGAAGCTGGCGACGCAGACAGTGACCCCGCCCACCTCAGTTACCGGCCGCAACACTGGCCTTCTCGTAGGCTCTGTGCTCGGCATGGCCGGTTTGCTGAATCCGCCGGGACCGATCGATGAAGGTGATGTCACCACTGGCATCTTCGCAGCCAGCGCAGACACGGCTATCAGCATCGCCCGTGACGTTGAGGAAACTGAGCTCGGCTTTCTGTTTGAGACCAATGAAGGCCCGATCGGGTTCGACAACCGCAGTGCGCGTGACACGGCCGTGTCTGTAGTTACGTTCAGCGATCTGCCTGGCGCTCAGTTCGGCTACCACGGCATTGAGCCTATGGACTGGCGCCGTGAGGTATTCAACCGCGTCGTCGCCGGCGTGTCCCCATTCACCGTTGGTGTGGAAGCTGTCCTATACACTGACCCTGGCCCGTATGCGCTCACTTCAGGTGACAGTCAGCAGCTACTGGCCACTTATTCAGGCCTAGTGTCTGAGTGGACCGGCCACACCCGCGATGTCTCCATTGCCGGTACTCCTGCCTTCACTTCAGCCACGACAAAGACTGATACAGCTACGGCAACCCACGACGTGGTGATGCCCGCGACGGTCGCAGCTGGAGACTTGCTGATTATCTTCTTCGTGGCCTTTGGGACAGATGTCTGGGATAACAACGCGCCAGCGGGCTGGGACAAGATGGTCTCAGACGGTGGCGGCTACCTGTATAAGATCGCTGATGGCACGGAGGACGGCACTAACGTTACTCTGACTGCTACTGGCGCTAGCGTTGTCTGGGCATCGCATGTATACAGGATCCTCGCCGCAGACTGGTACGGGGATCTAGCCGACGGGGTAGCGATTGGTTCATACGCCACCGGAACTAGCGTGAGTCCTAACGCCCCAACAGTTTCCCCCGGCTGGGGTTCTATTCCGACGCTGTGGATCTCAACGTTCGCTGACTTCAACACCAATACGTCGCTGTCTTCAAACCCGAGCGGATATACAGCCGGCTCGTACACTGAGGTTAACGGGGCTTTCTCCACCGCGGTCTGTTACGCACGCAAGGTATCTACGGCTTCCAGCGAGAACGCCGGCGCATTTACCATTGCAGCTTCAGCGGGGTGGGTGGCACGTACGATCGCCATCCGTGGGCCTATCACCACAACGCCCGTGGCTAGCTCGTCGCCCAGCGGATTCAGCGGCAGGTTCACTATCGCGTACAACAGTGGCGTGGGTGGCACTACGCAATCCCACACCAACATCGAGGTTACGGGCCTTCCAATTGTCGAGGGCTCGGAAGTAACGGTTGAAGTTAACGACACAGACTCACAAGATGACCACAATGCCATCCGCACTTACCGCAACCCGGCTAACCTGTTTGCTAACACTACCGATGCGACCACATACGCCAACCTCGTTATCGCCAGGTATGCTGACGACCGGCCAATCCTCGCCATCCGATTCTGGGCTGTGAAGAGCGCTGCCTACCGCGCACAGGCTCTTCGCCGGCGGGTGTCTGACAGGATCACTCTCGTGGCCGAGAACAATGCGGGACTGGGTATCAGCCAAGACTTCTTCATTGAGAGCATCAGTCACAAGTTCTCCAAGGGTACCCGACTCTGGGAGACTACCTGGGAGTTGAGTCCTGCATGAGCCGACTAGACGATAGAGCAGACCGCCGCCAGCGCATCACCATCAGGGACAAGTGCCTGAAGAAGGCTGTGCAACTTGCTGCGGGACTGGATGACATTCAAGACGCCACCCAGTACAACCGCGCAGTTAACACCATCCAGGCGCTGAGTACTCTCGCCCTGGCTATCTCAGCTCGTGACGGTTAGCTAGATAGAACTACCCAGGGCCGTACATCCTGAATACAGCTTGTCCAGAGCGTTCATGCCCGCCTCGATGTCGCCCGACGCCAGAGCCTCGGCCGCGTCGTTGAGATTCTTGTTCCCCGAGCCTCGCATCAGGCTGATCTCTTCGGCTGAGCGCTCGGCATTAGGGGTGTTACCCGAGGCCTTGTCTTCATGCATCATCTCACAGGCCTTGATGCCCGGGTCTGCAAGGTGGTAGCCCGGCGAAGTTGTCGTGGGCTGAGCGGTAGGGACTGTTGCCGTCCTGTCGGGGCTCAGCGCAATAACGCCGGCTGCTACCCCTGCCGCTACGACAAATCCTGTGATAACTACGAGCAGTGCGTCTCTACGTGTCATGCCGCTAATGTAACAGGAGCTGTCAACATTCTCACACGTCGTTTGTGGGGCCCATCGGGGATATAACGCGTGTGATGTGATGCGTAACGCACGTTACCGTCTGTACGGCGATCTCAGCTGCCTTAGCGGTGACGATACGTCGTGTGTCGTGCGTTGTAATCGCCGGCGGGGTCTTGTGACCGTATGATTTTGGTGAGTCACCATTTTATGCGATGATGTGCTCACCAGAAAAACAAACAGAGGGGTAACCGTGAGACAGACCAAGTTCGGCCCGCAGCCTGTGAAAAGGCTTATCGACGAGTGTCCTTATGGCGTTAAGTCTCTCGCTGTAGAGCTTGGCTGCACGAGGGCTCAGCTCTACCACACAGCGCGGGGCAACCAGAGGCCGTCGCCGGCCGTCGTGAAAGCGCTCTGTGAGTATTTTGGCGCTGAGGCTAAAGACCTGTTCACTGAAGAAGTGCTCGCCGTCCGTTTCAGGAAGCAGGCGAAGAAGCGATGACAGTCCCCGCGGCCCCGGCCACTGGCTTCCCCAGCGATGACGAGTTCTCTGCCCGCATCAGCGAGGCGTTCAGGTCTGTTAAGAACGAGCGCCCGATCCGGACTAAGGTGGGAGGTGTGGACAAGAAGCGAAACGCTGTTGACCGCTTCCTCAAGCGCCCATGAAGAAACCCGGACCCACAGAGTCCGGGTAACTTCAAATCCACAACCGTTTGCTCGGGATAAGGATATTTAATCATGACCAAAACTTTGAGGCAAAATAGCATCTGCCTAGGCGCTGACCTTGATCCAGAGCTGAGGTCCCTCATTGAGCATCGCTGCGATGCGCGTCTGCCGTACGAGTTCAAATCAGCGCGGCGTCTCTGGGGTCAGGAATGGATGCAGCCGTTCATTGACTTCCCATACGTCAACACAGCGCAAGGCATCATTCAGGTGATGTCCAGTAATGCGCCAGAAGGTCGGAAGACCGCTGAGTACTGGGAGATCTGGAGCATGGCGTTTGACCACACCGCATCCATGGGTCAGCTGGATAAGCGGTACAGGTGGTTCGTCGGGCGTGACCGGGGAGCCCCGCGCGTATACGCCATCGACGAGCTAGACGCGATGTACCGGGTATGTCGCTTGATTGTGAGGGAGCGGCATGCCTGCAACGCCTAGGGTTGTCGACTTCCGGAATGTCGCCGGCACAGACGTAGCTCTGTATGACGTAGGTGATGATTTCTGGGAGCAGACACACATGCTGCGGCACATCTACGTGTCCGCTAAGACCCGTAGGGTCAACCCGTGGGCGGTGCTGGGCATATTGCTAGTACGTGTACTGCATTATGTTCCTCGGCACGTTCAGCTGCCTAATACAGGTGGTTCACGCGCGCTCAACATGTTCGTTGCCGCTGTCGGCTCATCAGGTCTGGGCAAAGGTGCGGCTATGCGCGCAGCTGAAGAATGCCTGGACGGTCTGCTCATCCATGATGACCGTGTGACGCTCGGTTCGGGTGAGGGGGTGACCACACCTTATCGGCGGATAGACAAAAGTGGCAATGTGATCGTCAAGCGCAATGCTGCCCTGATTGAGGTTCACGAGGGAAGTACCATGGCTCAGCTGTCGGGCAGGCAAGGCGCCACGCTGTTGCCCGAGTTGTGCAAGGCGTGGGCTGGTGAGCCCCTAGGTTTCCAGAACAGGGATGACACGAAGTCGGCACAGTTGAAGGCTGACGAGTACCGCATGGGCCTTGTGATGGGTATCCAGCCTGAGATGGCCGGGCCTCTCATGAAGACGGCTGATATAGGTCTCGCCCAACGGTTCCTGTACGTGTCCGTCATAGACCCGGACATGACCAGTGAGGACCAGCCTCCTCCCCCTGACCCAATGAGTTGGAGAAGGCCGCGGTTTGAGAAAGGCGTAGTGTATCCATTCCCGATTCCTGAGGGTGCCCGTCGGGAGTTGACGATGAACCTCGTTGCGAGACACCGCGGGGACACTGTGGTTGACAGGCTGGACGCGCACTGGGGGCAGGTGAAGCTTAAGGCGGCTATCGCGCTCGCGGTGCTGCACGGGCGCATGGAAGTCACTGATGAGGAGTGGGCGATGGCCAGTGACCTCATGGTCGTTCACAAGCGCACTCGTGACGAGCTTAGGGCGAGGGTCGATCAGGTGGCCAGGCGCGAGGCGGTGCAGCGCGGGAAAGCCTTCGCGCATTCGCGGCATGCTGAGCGTAAGGAATCGGCTCGGCTCGAGGAGCGGGAGCGGGAGCAGATTGGGCTGAGGATCCTGCAGAGAATCCCCGCTGGGGGCATTGCTCGTAACAAGCTGATGAAGACCCTAGGCACTAAACGGCTTAAGGATAACCTTGATGCGGGCCTTGACTGGCTCATTGAGAACGACAAGGTCGAGGTTCAGGAAAGGGAGTACCGTGGACGGGTTGCTACCCGCTATGTAGCGATTTAGACGGGATCACTTTAACCGGGATCAATGATCCCGGGTAAATCACAAAAAGCAAATACCGAATCTAGACGTATATATATAAAAAGAGAAACACTGACTGTAGTATTAGAGTTTTTTTGCGCTCTGTTGCGTTTAACCGGGATCAGTGATCCCGGGTGATCCCGTCTAAACCCTTAAAGGAGGCTCTGATGCAGGAAGCCCTAGGAGCCGCTTCGAGGCTGCTTGGTGCGGTGTGAACAAGCCGCTCCGACTTCTGACAATGATTCGGGTATGGTAATATTGGCACAGGAGGTGGGTTAGATGGACAAGGCAATGAAGCTTGTTGAGGCCGAGCTCGAGAAGGCAGAGCGTGAAGGCGGCTACAAGCTCATTGAGAGGATCTCGGCTTGGAAGCTTCGCATTCAGGGGTATTCCATCGTGGACATCGCTGAGGAACTCGACATCGGGATCGGCACGGCGCACAAGGACGTCAAGTGGTGCATCGCTAATTTGCCAGCGGCGTACGAGACTGCAGAGGACTTCAAGCATGTGTCGCTCGAGCAGCTCGAGAAGCAATACAAGCGAGTGATGGCCGGCCGCGATGGTGAACCGCCTACGGAAATCGCTGAGCGGGTAGGCGTTGCCATCAAGGAACTGCAGGCTCGACTTCTCGGTGCGCTGTCACCGACGCGGGTAGACTCGAGCATGAAGCTGGAGTACAACATCACAGGGGTAAAGACAGAGGAGATCTGAAATGATTGACGGTAAGAATCAAGAAGACCTCGATCGTGACGAGCATGACGAGGCGTTCGCCATCTGCTTGCACCTACAGCAGCAGAACGATGCCGCGCTGCAAGGACTGGCTCGTGAGGGCGTGCAGGTTCATCACGACTCGCTCACGTCCGCGCGGCTGGCAGTCCTGCTCGACACTGTGCTCGGCCCGCTCGGCAAGACAGCGGATGAGACGACCACACCCCGTGTGGCGTACGAGCTCATGTGCCAGCAGCGGTTCGCTGAGATGATCGAGGAAGTGCAGAAGCGGATCAGACTGCAACGCCTCACGGCCGGCGTGAATGCCGCGATGCCGACTGTGCAGAATAACGGCAACGGCTCAGGGCTGATTCACTGATGACCCTTACGCTCGCTCATAGATACGCGCCGAGGGGGGCGTGCAAGGTTCTCTTTACCAACCGCGGTGGAGAGGTTCTCCTGAGTGGGCCGGCGGGTACCGGTAAGAGTAGGGCCTGTCTTGAGAAGTTGAACATCTGTGCGCTCAAGTACCCGGGCATGAGGGCGCTGATTGTTCGTAAGACCCAGGTGTCTATGACCAACACCACGCTAGTGACTTGGCGTGAGAAGGTGATACCTGAGGCTTTGCAGACGGGACTGGTCAAGTGGTACGGCGGTTCTCAGCAGGAGGCCGCGGGCTACCACTACGACAATGGCTCTGTCATCAACGTGGGCGGCATGGACAACCCCACGAAGATCATGTCCTCGGACTATGACATGGTCTATGTGCAGGAGGCGATCGAACTTACTGAGAACGACTGGGAGTCCATCACTACTCGTCTACGCCATGGGCGTATGCCGTACCAGCAACTGATCGCTGACACCAACCCGCACCGGCGTGAGCACTGGCTGAACCAGCGATGCATCAACGGTCAGACCCAGATGCTCCACTCAATCCACGAGGATAATCCACTCTATGTCAACGATGACGGGACATACACGCAAGCTGGACTGGACTACATCGTCGGGAAACTCGACAAGCTTACTGGAACTCGTAAGCTCCGTCTCCGCGACGGCAAGTGGGTCTCAGCTGAGGGCGTCGTCTATGAGACGTATGCTCCGAACCTGCACCTGGTGGACAAGCTTGAGATCCCGCAAGAGTGGCCGAGGTACTGGACGGTAGACTTCGGCTTCACCAACCCCTTTGTATTGCAGTGCTGGGCTGAGGATCCTGACGGGCGGCTGTACCTCTACCGCGAGATCTACCGTACCCGACGACTTGTCGAGGATCATGCCAAGGATATCCTAGGTATTGTCCGGCCTGATGGCGTAAACTGGATTGAGCCGAAGCCCACGGCTGTCATATGCGATCACGATGCTGAAGACCGAGCCACTCTGGAGCGTCACCTAGGGCTCCGAACTACCGCGGCTTTGAAATCTGTTTCGGATGGTATACAATGTGTCCAGGGTAGGCTACGCATCCTAGGCGACAACCGACCCCGGCTCTACTTGGTTCGTGATGCTGTAATCCACAGGGACCAGGCGTTAATCGATGTCGCTAAGCCCGCTTCAACGATCGAGGAGATAGTCGGGTATGTCTGGGACACCAAGGAGGGCAAGGCGCCTAAGGAGTCCCCGGTCAAGGAAGATGATCACGGGATGGATGCAATGAGATATATGATCGCCTACCGGGATCTTCGTAAGCGTTCCGGCACGAGGGGTTGGCTCTGATGACTTCGGCTACCTGGTCACTTACCGGTCGTGAGTCGTTGCTGAGCCTTTTAGGAAAGAAGTTGAAGACGCTACGTCTGTTGACGCGAGCCGTGCTCCTTCTGATCCTCCGCATGTTGCTCGTGGTGGGCGGGCTAGCGTTCGTGTGCGCTGCGGCCTATGCGATCGCCCTACCCCTGGGCCTGCTCACCACGGGTATGTCGTTGCTGATCCTCGAGTGGATGGTGAAGCGATGAAGTCTCCGCTCGGCTCAGTCATTGACGGCCTGTCCTCGTTGCGTAACAAGGTGCCGGACAACTTTCCGTACGCGGCGCCTAACCGGCTGTCTTATGCCACCACGAACAACTCGTACTCGCTCATGCAGGCGATGGGCCTGAATGGAACGCTGTTCTCGATCATCTCCCGCACGTCAAACGCTGCGGGCCAGGTCAACTGGCGCCTGTGGAAAACTGCGCCGTCTGGCAAGAAGGAAGACCGCGTCGAGGTTGTCGACCATGTGGCCTTGCGTGTCTGGAAGAAGCCCAGCGAGGTCTACACGCGGCAGGAGTTCGTTGAGTCCGAGCAGCAGCACGTTGATCTGGTCGGCGAGGGCTGGTGGCTCGTCCTCAAGAACGTGCTGGGCTGGCCCGAGCAGCTGTGGCCGATTCGCCCGGACAGGATCGTCGTTGTTCCCTCTCGTGGGTTCGGCATCGCTGGCTACATCTATCGTGGTCCCGAGGGCGAGCGCGTTCCCCTCGAGAAGGACGACATCATCGGCCTGCGCATGCCCAATCCGTGTGATCCGTTCCGTGGGCTTGGTGCGGTACAGACCATCCTCATCGACCTGGACTCTGCGCGGTACTCGGCTGAGTGGAACCGCAACTTCTTCATCAACTCCGCTGAGCCGGGCGGTGTCATTGAGTTTCCTGACGGGCTCGATGACAATGAGTGGAAGACGTTCATGGCCCGCTGGCAGGAGTCGCATAAAGGCGTGAACAACGCTCACCGTGTGGCGACGATCGAGCGCGGCAAATGGGTGCCCAGTTCGTTTACACAGCGGGACATGCAGTTTGTCCAGCTGCGCAATGTCTCACGTGACGTTATCCGTGAGGCGTTCGGCATCCCGAAGTTCGCGCTGGGTGATGTGGACGACGTGAACCGCGCAACGGCCGAGGCGAGCAAGGCCTGGTTCGCCGAGTACCTGACAGTTCCTCGCCTTGAGAGGTTCAAGGGCGCGCTGAACAACGACCTGTTGCCGATGTTTGGAACAGCCGGCAAAGGTGTAGAGTTCGACTATGACAACCCTGTACCGCCTGACGCCGACGCACAGAATGCGGAACGCGCCAGCAAGACCACCGCCTTCAAGACACTGATTGACGCTGGTGTGAACCCGGACGATGCCGCTCGGCTGTGCGGTCTTCCGCCGCTGCGCATGATTGGAGCCTGACATGCTACGCCCTTACATGCGCTCGGCTCGACCAGCGGCTGATCTGCGCGCTGGGCGCAACCAGTGGTACCGCATCGAGAACGTGCAGAGCGATACCACTGAGATCTACATCTACGACGAGATCGGTTACTTCGGTGTCACCGCCTCCGACTTCGTGAATGAGCTGCAGAAGGTCAGGACGCCGAACATCGATCTGCACCTGAACACGCCGGGTGGGGATGTCTTCGACGGTGTGGCGATCTACAACGCACTGCTCAACCATCGCGCTGAGGTGACGACGTATATCGACTCACTCGCTGCTTCAGCTGGGTCGTTCATCGCAATGGCCGGCAACCAGCGCTACATCGCCAAGACCGGGCAGATGATGATCCACGACGCGCACGGACTGGCGATCGGAAACTCGGGCGACATGCGCGAGCTGGCCGACCTGCTGGACATGAACTCGGACAACATCGCCGGGATCTACGCTGACCGCGCGGGGGGTACCCAGGCCTCTTGGCGCAAGGCGATGAAGGCTGAGACCTGGTACACCGCTGCTGAGGCGGTCAAGGCCGGACTGGCCACTGAGGTCATGTCTGCCAACGGCCAGAGCCCTGACAACTCCTGGGACTTGTCGGTGTTCAACTACGCGGGGAGGCAGACAGCCCCCGCACCTGAACTTCCTGAGATCGCTCAGGAGGAGCAATCAACCATTGATCCGGATGAGATCCGGCGAGTAATGACGGAGGTTTTCCAGTGACAGTCACGATTCCCACTGGTGCGGCTGAGCTGGAGGCTATGCTCGCCGACCCCAAGACACTGAAGGAGATCGCCAACACCCCGGCGGACTTCTCTCAGTTCATCAAGAACTACGTTGCGGCGCAGAACGACAAGAACGGTGAAGCCTTCGCGGCCCAGATCAAGGACCAGACCGCGATCGCCCTCGCCGAGCTGGTGAAGGACGGCAAGTTCGGCACGGCCAACAACAAGGCTGTCAACCTGGACTTCAGTTCACCCAAGACCGCCCAGCCGTCGCCGGCACTCAACAACCCGCGGGCCAAGGGTGCCCCACTGAACGGTCTGTACCCGGACATCTACTCCTTCATGCAGGACGTGTTCCACGCCCAGCGTGGTTCGCTTCCGGCAGACAGCGCCGAGCGGTGGGCCAAGGTCAAGAACTACTCGGAGAAGGTGCCCAGTGAGGGCGGCTTCCTGGTTCCCGAGGAGTTCCGGTCGCAGCTGCTGCAGCTCGCGATGGAGACCGCGGTCGTTCGTCCGCGTGCGACGGTCATCCCGATGGCCAACCCGCGTCTGCACATCCCGTCCGTGGACGAGACGTCGCGGGTCAGCTCGGTGTTCGGCGGCGTCATCGTCTACCGGACCGAGGAAGGCGCCGAGCTCACCGAGTCCAGCGCCGCGTTCGCCTCGACCAAGCTGGACGTGACCAAGCAGACCGCGCTCGCTCACGTTCCCAATGAGCTCGTGCGGGACTGGGGCGCGTTCGGGGCGTTCATCGACGCCACGATCCCCGCGGCGATGTCCTTCTACGAGGACGTGGACTTCCTGTCGGGCAACGGCGTCGGCCAGCCGCTGGGTGCGCTCAGCACGGCCAACACTGCGCTCATCACGGTGGCCGCGGCGTCGGGTCAGCTGGCGAACACCATCGTCTGGGAGAACATCATCGCGATGTACTCGCGGATGCTGCCGTCCAGCCTCAACACGGCGGTGTGGATCGCTTCGCCCGACACCTTCGTCCAGCTCGCCACGATGGCGCTGGTCGTCGGCACCGGCGGGTCCGCGGTCTGGCTGACTGATGGCCGCTCGGCTCCGGTGCTCACGCTTCTGGGTCGTCCGGTCATCATGACGGAGAAGGCGCCTGCGGCGCTGGGTACTGTCGGTGACCTGTCGTTCGTTGACTTCGGCATGTACCTCATCGGTGACTACCAGACGGTCACGATTGACTCGAGCCCGCACGTGAAGTTCACCTCGGACAAGACTTCGTTCCGGGCCATCGCTCGCAACGACGGCCGCCCGTGGCTGAACAGCCCGCTCACCCCGCACAACAACTCGGCGACGCTGAGCCCGTTCGTCCAGCTCGGTGCCCGCCCGTAGTGACCCCTAGGCCGAGGGTCCAGCAATCCCGCTGGACCCGGTAGGCCGAACTAGCCCGGCAATAAACCCCCGGGCGGAGAGGTAAGGTAACACAATGTTCATGGAAGGTCTGGGTCGACTCTTCGACTTCAGCCCGGCGGTGGCCCCCGTCGACATCAACACCTCGGACGCGGCAACGGGTCTGCGGATCTCGATGTCGGGTCACTCCGGTATCGCTGTCGTGCTGTACACCCTCGTGGGTGGGGCAGACGACCTGACGCTGGACTTCCAGCAGGCGACCGCCTACACCGGCGGCACGTCCAACGATCTCGACAGCACCAACGGTGCTACCGGCATCGACCACTACTACATCAAGGCCGAGACTGCTCTCGACGGCGACGAGTCCTGGGTGAAGGTTACCCAGACCGCAGCGTCCGAGGTTGTCGTCGTCGGTGCGACGTACGGTGCGATGCAGAAGCTCGTGGTGGTCCAGATCGACGCCAGCCAGCTCGCTGACGGCTACACGCACATCAGCGTCAACGTGGCTTGCACGACCAGCACCAGCCAGCTGATCGCCGCCCTGTACGTCCCCTACGACCTCGCCGTCCAGCGGGCACCGGTCAACCGGCCGAACCTGCTGCGTCCGGGCGCGGCCAACGCGTAAGGGAGGCGGACACAATGGGTATTCTCAACAACGCGTCCGCGTTCCGGAACGCAATCCTCGGCGGTGCTCCGGTCACGAAGTCGACGGGCACGCTGGCCGCGACGACAGTGGCCCTGTTCACTGTTGCCGGCGGCGAGGTTCTCGTCACCGCGCTGTGGGGCAAGGTCACCACGGCTATCACCGTGGCCAACTCGTACAAGCTCCAGTTCAACCCGACCACGGGCGACACTGGGGACATGTGCGCGGCTACTGACATCGGCACCAACGACAGTGCCGCTGGCTCGCTGCTGACGTTCTCGTTGGCAACGACCACGGCACCGCGAAAGCTGATCGCTGGTTCGGCGTCTGCGGGTGGTTACGCTGAGCCGCTCGTGACCGTCCTGACGATCGGCCAGATCGAGTCCGTGTCCGCCGGCACCGATGGTGTCATCAGCTGGTACTGCACGTGGGTGCCGCTGACCGACGGCGCGACGCTCGTCGCCGCGTAAGGAGTCAACATGTCGTGGACGAAGGCACAGCACGTCGAGGCCGGCACATGGTGGGACCAGCCTGGTGACCCGCCGCAGGAAGTGCTGGACGCACGCAAGAAGCACGGGTTCAACCCTGACCTCTCCCCGTACACGGGCGAGGAGACCCCTGCTGAGAAGAAGGTCCCAGCTGAGAAGGACGAGAAGGACACCCCGGCTGTCGTCCGGTCTGGTCGCCGCGGGAACCGGGAGTAAGCAATGAGTTGGGACCAGCTCCTCGATATCTTCAAGGTCGATGTCGAGGAGCGTCGGCAAG